TCTTTCCGCCCTCATTGATATCTTCGTCAGAAATAATTCTAAGAGCATGGTTAGTATCTGTAATTTCAACAGCATAATTAAATAGATTAATATTGTTTGTCTTATCGATAACAGTCTTAGTGTTTTCTTTAATAACAGTATATGAAATTATTCTCTCGCCTAGGAAAAGGACATCTGCATCCTGTCCATATGCTGAGATAGTTCTTTCTCTTTTACCAAAGTCTACGCCTGTATAGTTCTGTACCATAAATCTAGCAAACTTTTCTGCATCCGCCACTTCATGAAACTTCATATAGTTAGCTTCACCTTCATTACGTCCGATGTGTAGCTTTGTGTAGACTTCGGCTAAAGAAATGTACGGAGTCACAACAGTATAATAATTAATGCTACTCATAGCATTACCATCTACAGAGTAAGTCCAGACAGCCTTAATAAGCTTATCTGTCAGTAAATGATTGTCGATAATACGGAATGAGTACTTACCCTCATCATCGTCTTCATGAGCAGCATAGCCACTTGTCAAAAGAACGTCGGTATCGCCATCATAAATAGTAACTGTAGGGTTTACGTCTGCCAACCTAATTTCATCTTCGACATATATATCCAAATAAATGTCTTGGGTCTGGCCTGTATATAACTCCATTTATGCTCTTAGGAGTAGAACTCCTGAGCCTCCTTCGGCGTAGCAAGGCGGAAGCCCTGTTGAGTATCAAAAATCTCTTGAGCCTTCTTCTCGGTCATCACAATAAATGGATTATCCTGAGTAAAAGTAAACTCGTTAACATCGTATCTTGGGTTCATTCGTTCCATCTTTACTAGAACCTGACCAACTGATAGGGCCTCTGGAGCCTTGGCGACTGGACGATCATCAACCTCAGCTTCAACCTTTTCAGCCTCTGTAAACTTATTATACATATCGAAGCTAACTCCTTCTTCTGCTAGAAGGGCGATTAAATCTGCTTTATTCTTGGCTGTTTCATGCTCTACGGCAAAGGTATCAGCTACCTTACGAAGCTCATCAAGCTTCAAATTACTAAAAGACATTATTTCTCCTCTCGTCTTTTCCTTCTAATTATAGCACCAAACATGACTAAAGGGGAGCCCTTTCGGACTCCCCTATAGACTATTTAGTTGTGTGGTTGTTATGCAGAAACCTTTACGTTCTTTACAACAACGAATGCCTCTGGATTCTCGATTGCACAACCTGTTCTTACGAACATTGTGTACTCGATTGTATCCTTCTTTGGCTTGAATTCACGGTAGACCTGAATCTCACGCTTTACACCAACAACTAGGTTGTTAGCGAATGTAAGATGGATGTCACCATGATCTCCTGTAGCACCTGAGTAATCGCCGTCCTTTGTCTCATCGATCAAAGGTACTTCAACTACTGGAATGCCGAATGCGAATGGAATTACGCCTCCTGGAGCACCTGCTGGACCATTTGGGTTACCACGGAGAATTGAAGACGCAATGTCTTCAGGAGTTCCGCCGTTACCGATTGTAGTCAAGTTGTATAGGTAATCCTGTACCAAGTTAGAACCTGTAAAGAACTTAAGTTCATTACGGCGCTGCTTGTACTTACGTGGCATAGCCTTAATTGCACTGTTGAAAACTGCCTTAGAGATTACTGCACCGCCTGCGTTTACAACGTTTGCTGACTCAAGTGCTAGTGCACGGAATCCCTTAAACGCTGACATCAAACCAGAACCTGTTCCAACACCGTTGATCAAAAGATCTTCGATATCGTTACCAGCCTGAGTTGCCATTAGGCGAGCAATGTGATCTTCAAGATCAGTTCCTTCGATGTTATCTTCAAGAGCTTCGCTTGAAAGTTCCCAGTCAAGACGTAGCTTCTTTGTTGTCAAAGAAATCTTTGTGAATGTGACTGCTGCATTAGCACCTGTTTGGGTTGCTTCTGTAGCTACTGTCATCAAACGTGTACCAACTCCAACCTTATCAATGTCTGCTGTGTTAGAACGCATGCGAACTGTACGAGCTGCACGGGCAAGGATGGTAGCATCGAACATGTAATCGATGAATCGGTTTGCCTGGTCTGTGTTAAGAAGACCACCATTTCCTGATCCAACGTTTGTAGTGTCTACTACTTTTTGTAGAATATCGCTCATTTTATTTATTTCACCTCTTTCCTTTTTCTAGAATTAGTAAATGTCACGGACGCTGAGGAAATGCCCGCCCCACTTATTGTTTGTTTTTGTTATTTTTACATCTGACCCGTCCAGATCAGAAGACTTTTTGATTGCTGTTTCGCTTTCAACTCCATCTACACGCTTTTCAACTGATGAAATGTGTGCCTTGATGTTATTAACGACCTCTGCGAGCTCGTTGTACTTTGTTGTTACTTCTGCAATCTTTGCATCAACTTGGCTAGTAAGATTTGATACTGCCTCCGCTGTTGCTGTTTTAGTAATTTCCGCTGAGAAAAATGCCTTCATGTCGTCAAACATCTTTGCAAAATCAGTCTCTTCAACTTCTACCTCTGCCACTGGAGCGCTAGTCTCTTCGACTGGTGCCTCTGGTGTTTCTGCAGGTGTAGATTCTTCCGCTGGTGCTGCTGGTGCTTCCTCTGCATCCGCAGACTTTGTGAGTTCAGCTTCAGTTACCTCTTCGACTAGAGCTACTGCTTCTGTCGTTACTTCGTCCTGTGTTATTGTTGTATCTGCCACAGTAACACCTCCTTCGGTATTTGAATTATTTTGCTCAGACTTTTCAACGGTCTCAGGCAAAACACCTCTTGATTGCTTATAGGCATCAAGAATTCTGTTGATTTCATTTGACTTATTTGTATCAGATGTTTCTACCCAACCAATGTTCTCAAGAACTCTGTCTGTTGTTGGTGACTTAAATTCTGAATCCTTTGAAAGGAAAACTTCATCTGATGAAGCATCATAAAAAATATTCTCTACTTGTACATCTGCTGCAATACCTGAAAATGTATTTCCGTCTGCAGTCTTCTGAATTGAAAAAATGTTTGAAAGCTGATTAGCTGGATTGTCTACTAGTGAAAGTTCTGTAAGATCATATTCCTTGATTACACGAATTGACTTATCTAGTTCAGCATTAAATTGATTATCGGTCTTCTTTACATTCCCGCCGATTGAGAATCCTGAAAGTGTTCCATCAAGAACTTTCTCCCATGTATCTTGTGCACCCTTTGAAACATACACATCTACAAATATTCCGCTGTGCTCTTTACCGCTCTTCTTGTCGAAGAAAGTTTCCTTACGGAATGAGACCATCTTACCTACTGCAAGTGGTGTGTGCATTTCACGAATATTTCCTCTGAAGTTTTCAAAGGCTTTTGTTGATGCGTCTGCGGCTACAATATCACCGTGCTGATCAATATTATCAAGGGTCGCAAATCCAGAAACTAGTCTACGTTCTTTGTCGACTTTAGCAATAGGCATCGATAGCTTGAGGCTATCCCCATCGCTGTACCAATTTGATTTGATTATTTCAGTCATAAGCTTATTTTAGCAACGTTTTTGTATAAATACCAAAATCAGGGCGTAACACGCCCTTCACCTTGAGGATTTCTAGCATTTCCTGGAGTATCGACTGCGTTACCTTGTCTTTCTTGATCACGTCGTCTATTTCCAGTTGCTTGTGCAGTTGCTTCAGAAGCTTGCTGTCCAGTCAACTGAACTGGCTCATCCCCACCAGATCTTCCAGCCATGCCTAGTCTAGCACGAACTTCATTAGGAACAATGACCTTCATTCTCAAATATCTTTCATCGATCTTTGACTGAGTGTCTTCGTCTGTTAATGTTAATTCATTAAACTTCAATGTGAATGCATCTGTGAATTCAGCGATGATTCTATTAATCTTCTTTTCCAAATTCTTTTGCTCTGGTCTTGCAACCTGCTCTTTAAATGTCTTGTCTGCATCTTTAGCTGCTGCAAGAGAAACTCCTTCTGGAAGTCCCAGCTTTGAAATTGGAACTCTATGTGAAATAAGAATTTCATCTCTGTTCATTCTACGGTACTGATTAAATGATGAGTCTTGAACTCCTGATTCAACCGCTTCCATCTTGAACTCAACCTTATTACCATCTTCATCTGCAGGCAGTGGAATATAAAGTGATCTATGATTCTTACCCTTAAGATTTGTCTGGAAGAATTCAAGCAACTTAGCTTCTGATGAGCGGCTAAGTGTTGCACCCTTTACAGTGATGATATATCTTGGTACCGCTTTGTTTTCAAAGTAGTCAAGGTTAAAGCGCTGTGCAAATTCATCTCCAGCTAGAGCTGTCTTTGCTGGGATAATATCTGGTACGCCATAATAGCTATTGTTTGGTGTGTACTTCTTTAGGTGAATAACTTCGTTTGGACGAGTGTCATCTCCGATTGGATTTTCTGTTTCTGTGTCCTGGAAGTTTCTAAAGAATGTAATTCTATTTCCAACGATCTGAACAAAGCCATCACGCTGCTTGCGAACACGCATTGTTGTAGCTGGAATATGTCCAATAAATCCAATTTGTCCATTGACCTTACGACCAATTTCAAGGAAGCCATTTCCTGTTGCCTCACGGTCTAGGAATGCTTTTGTTAATGTCTCTGTGAATGTGTCTTCTTCATTCATCAATTCTAGTTGATCCTGAAGTTCTTCCTTTAGGCTCTCAAGTCTTCTTCTGAATGCCGCCAGCTTCTTTTGATCATCGCCGTACTCTGACATCTTTTCTTTTGTCTTGCGGGTCTCAAGGAATTCGTATCCGAGTCCTACAATATTTGAAGCCTTTGCATTACATGCTGCGAAGTGTGGGGAAGACACTTCGTAAATCTTTGCTAGGTAGTCTAGGTTGTATGGAGGAGTAACAACATCCATGATGTCGTAGCCCATAAGGATTTCAGTTTCAACCTTCTTTGACTCTGCACCGTCTTGTCCTCTTTGGAACTTCTGAAGCAGTCTTGTATTCTTTCTTTTGAAGTTTGGTGAGAAGCCACGGTACTTAGCAATCTCTTCTGCCTTTACGACAAATGGATCGTTTGTTGATTCTGCTTCTTGTACTCCAAAGAATTCTCCAGAGATTCTTGCGTGGATCTCTCTTGTGTTATCTTCGTCGTTAACTACGTCTGACATTATTTAATCCCCGAATTTCTCAGAGCTTCTTTGTATTCACCAATGTCCAGAGGATCTGGTGTTAAGCCCCACTTAAGTCTTGCCTTCTGCTCTTCGTATTCTTCGTCATTAATCTTTCTCTGACCAGAAAGAAATACTGCGCTTCCAGTTTCAATTCCGAAACCCTTTACCACTTCAGTAATAGCATCGACCTTAGTCTTGTCGCCCTTAAAGGCTGCTACGGATAAATAATTACCCTGATCGTCTCCTACCCAGCGTCCGTCTGGCATCTGCCAAATATATACACCTAGGGTTGTTTCTTCTAAAACTGAGGTTTTAATTGATTTCATATAGCAATGATACCATCTTTTATGATAATATGCTAGTATTTGTCACAAGAATGTGCAAATTTATGCTCTTTGTAGGGCATAGCGGTATGGAATTAGACCATAATCGATTATCTCTAGCCCAATATTGTCTGTTACTAATGACTCTTGTGGATAGCCAGTAAATGATTCATACTCAGTACTTACATCATATTGATCTAGTACATAGGCTGCCATGGCAAATACTCCAAGGGATAGATCAGTTTGATTTGCTCCCGCCGAGTCTGCTCCAACATAAATATCTGTTCCAGCATTTATCTTTGAGGTTGAGGTAAGGACTACGTGAACCCAGTCACCAATCATAGCCTGATTGTCAAATGTCTCTGAGCCATTTACGTACATCTTGTTAAATCCTGGGAACTGCCATGCGGACCCATCCCAATATAATGACTTAGTTCCAGACTGAAGAATATACTTTGTTCCAGTTAGAGCTTCGTTAATCTTAAATACAATAGTGATTGATTTAGTGCCGTTAAAACCACCAGCATCTTGATTCTTGGATTGAGACGGGATTGTCAAATATGAATTTCCAGAAAGCTTTATTCCAGCCTGATCAATTCTATCTAGGATCTCTACATCATCATCAAAGATAACTGC